GTACAAATCTTCAGGGGTCACGAATTTCTTATTGTATAATCTGTTTTTTATACAATTGTAGTTCGCGTCTATGGCTTCAGCCAATTGCAGATAAGTGTAATACTCCTCATCTACAAGTGACTGATGCTCTCCTTTAAATTGTAACAACCTCGTCTTTGCCATTCTTTAACTCTCCGTCAAAGTAGTAGCCAAGTTTATTTAAGTAGAACTGTTTAGCATCTTGCTTTGTTTCTACATTCTGCACCCAGCCAATATCGCATAGTTTATGCTCAATTGGAATGTTTCGCGAACTTTGTTTACGAGACTTAGCCATAGGAGAGCCACCCGATTGAGCAGCCCTTTTTAGCCAGTTATCTATAAATCTCTTCATATCTACTTTTCTTTTTTTAGGGTTAGCATCCAACCAAGACTCCATTGATAACAATTCTTGGCGTACATCTACACCGCGCTTAGAGTACGCTCTTTCCCATGCAATTATGTCTTCTTGCTTAGGCTCGTAGGTGCTTCCATCCTTGCAAATCATATTATTCTCCTAACGAGTATTGAATTATGCTACATGACTCTTTAAATTTATTCTTAACAGTAACGCGCTTCTTCTCAATGACTATGCCATCTTTAATCATTTCAGCAATCCTAGATGCTAGACGATAAACGCCCAACTCAATTAGTGCTTCACGCGCAGTTATGAATTTATTATCTTTCATATAATTGAATATTCTTTCATTTTGTGTCATTGGCTTTTCCTCTCGTTTGTTAAAAATAGCATCATAATTAGCGTCAAATGCTTTTGTGTTTGTTGGTCTTTGCTTTGAACCTTTACCCATCTTCTAGCCTCCTAGATAAAACTTGCCATGCTTTACACGCTGTAGATGGTACAACACCATTGCCCAATAATCTAATACGGTCAATTCGGTTATCGCATCCGTCAACTACCCGTGGGATAGCTTCTTCCCATTTATCACTCAACCAATCCTCTTTCTGCTTCCAACCAAGATCAGTATCGTGTACTTCTAAATCAGTCCATCCATGCGGAATACCCATAAGCCCCTCTACCCAATCAGGATTAAGGCTACCCTTTACAATATCTACACCTACACCACCAATTGCCGCGTTAGGCAAAGCATCAAATCTTCTAGATTTCCCATCTTTTCTTGTCAAAGAAGCTTCCTTAAATCCACCTTTATAATCTCTACAAGTTGGAGTTGGCAACATTACAGCATCCTTTAACTTAGCACCAAACCACTTACCCGAATCATGACGATAAGAGCGAAAGCCATTTTTGTATTCAGTTAGCACTGGGCCACCTGTAGAATCACAGGCTCTTGGCGTGGGCCAAAGTAGATCGTAGATAGCGCAAGAATCAGGGTCAACTTGCTCTCTTAGGTTTGATGGTCGCTTTCTACCTTTTCTTATACCAGTAGCCATCTTCTCAGTAGCCTCTGGCGATCGTGGTGGTAGGTGATCCATTGTATTTGGTGTTGCCCATGTCTCGGCATCTCTGACCGCACTAGCCAAAGCGTTGCCTTGATGTTTGCCACGAGCATTGTCAGGGTTTTTACCTGGTCCCCCTGCTGATGCTGTCGGAGTGGGCCATGATGAATATTCTTTTTCTCTGATGTCTTGCTCCAACTTCAGTCGCTGAGAATACTCCCCACGTTGATCTATAACCATCTTCTTCCATATCGCTGAGGACTGTGTTGAGTCCAAGCGAGATATGTCCCTCGACATTTTCGAACAGACATCTAGTAGGTCTAATTGATTTAACGTGTCTCCGTATTGTGGGCCAGAGGTGTCTAGGGTCTTCTTCTCCCTGTCGCTTTCCTGCTCCTGAGAATGGCTGGCACGGATATCCACCAGTAATGAGGCTAACTTTGTCTCGAAAGATTTCTGATGGGAAGGTTTTAAGATTCGTGTAAATAGGTGCTGCATCCAAGATACCCGCTTCCATCTTCCTTGCCAAGTTTTCTGCGGCGTAGGCTTCGATCTCCACATAAGCGAGGACTCGATGTTTAAACCCGGCAAGGTCAAGTCCTCTTTCGATTCCACCATATCCTGAGCAAAAACTGAGTACAGTTGGTAATTCTTCGGTATTATCCACATTCTTATCTCCTATTGGCTCAACTAAAGTTTCGCCCGATTAATTGAAATATTAATATATACACATATTTGTTTAGTTACAAGCATTATTTATTAGCGACTTATACACTAGAATATATATTTAAACACACATTTAACCCTTTCACTGCGCGGAGCAAAATTTAAGAACAAAGGGCAATGCGACTTTGCGGCTACATTCGTATTCGTATCGGATATCCAACCTATCTCTTTGCAGAAACCGATCTGCATCGAGGGCTTTGTCTGGAGGGTCAACCACGCTCTGACGTTTTATTTAAGGAGTTCGTCAGCCCCAAGCCCGAATACACAAGACAAGATAAGACAAGATAATACTTCTAAGGATAAGATAGTATGGTATACTAAGCTTACTTGTTTTGTAGTGAATCCAAGTATAGTCTTTCCTGAGACTAAAAGTAAAGCCCCTTAATTGGGGCTTTGTTTTTTTATAATAAATTTTCTGGTTTAAATATTACTACTGCTGATGGAAAAGGTGCATTTTCTTTAGCACCACCAAATTTTAATCTACCTTTAATAAACTCAATATCACCTTTCATAGCATAATCATGCCACCATTTTGTGTCTGTTCTTGATGGTACAAGACAAACTACTATAGCTTTATTTGCCTTACATGATTCGTATGCTTTTTGCATCCACTTGCTAATTGCTCTTCCGTATGGAGGATTCATCCAGCAAACACCGTTCCAATCCTGCAAAAGTCCATCCTGCTGTACAGTGAAATATTTTTTGCATTTTGCATTATCTTTACTAGCACAAACATCTAATTCAAAGGTATATTTTTTATTGTACTTGTCAAAAAAATATTGGGGTGTATACCAATCATCTGTTTTGCTAGAGTAGTGAACATTCATTTGTTTATCTCTTGATATAGTAAAAAGTCATTTATAGATATATCCATAGCCTTGCAGATCGTCTCTATAGTGTGTAATTTCATATTCTTTTGCGCTCGCCATCGAACTACTTGCTGTGGGGTGCTGTCGGCTTTCTTGGCTAATACAACACTTGGTATACCTAGTTCTTTCTGAGCCATTCGCAGACATCTTCCTGCATCTATCATATGACACTCCTAAATATGTTAAAATCGGTCGGGTGAGTTTCCCCGCTCACAAACTCCTATGGTTTACCCCCTCTTCGGAGGGGGGTTTTTAACTAGAACGGAATGTCATCTTCTAGTAAAGTTTGCTTTTGTTCGACCTGTTTTGTCACTTGCTTAACACCCTGATTATGGGCCTGTTCTTTCGGAGTAAATGATATCTTTAAATACTTTTCCCCTTTAGCGGACTCATTGATCCAACCACTTACCCAATACTCAACACCGCCTATCATTGCATTGCCTTTTCTGTCGGGATGACTATCTGATTCTTTCTTAGGGTTTACAAACATAGCACCGCTATTATCTTTCTGTTCATATTGCGACATTTTCTTTTTCCTTTAGTTTAAGTTTACTAATAACATCTTGCTCAAAATAAGCAATCTCTTCTTTTGTTGGAAACCTAATAGATGTCCAAGTTAAACACTCCACACATCCACCCTCAAATGTTTTGCCATGACGAGTTTTAGTAGCATCTTTGTTAGTTACTAAATATGCATCAGAGCAGGTAGGGCAGCATACTTCTATGCTATCCATATATCCCTCCTATTGGGCCTGTCTAAATTCAGATGTTTTCATTATTTCCCTTTCCTTGGTGGTAAACTTTCCACCTTTCGAGGGTGCTTTCCATACTAATTGTTTCTCTGTTGTGCTGAGAGACATCCATTCCTCATTAGCTGTGGAATAGTCTTCAACTGCAATAGCTTCCTTGATTGCGTTTATTACAGGCATAAGGTCAACAATCATATCCTCATACTCGTCTTGCTTAGACTTTTCAGTCCGTAGCATTGCTGACTCTGCGTCGTCATCTGCTGCAGGAATGCCAGCTAGACTTTGCAAGGAGTACCGACGGCAGTAAGTCAGACAAGACCCGCCAGACTGGGGGTCACGCTTAACTAATGGAAGAACAAACTGCTCCTCAATCCACTCGCCACTGTTGTGCATTAGGCGTGTAGATACTCCTACACCATGCTCGTTAGAGATAGGGAACTGTGTATAGCTTAGACCATTCTTGGCGAATGGCTCTTTGATAGCTTTAATGACGGATGTTAAGTCCGCATAGCTAGACTTGAAAAATGGGTTTGACGATTCTTTGACCGCTCCACCCATCTCAGATTGTGCCTTACATAATGCTTCAGCAAGGGCTTTGATTGACTCACTAGACTTCATATTATTTCCTCCTATGGAAGAAACAATATACCTTATTGCTGTTTATGAATCAACAGAATTGATTAGTATTGCCAAGTAACTGGCGTAGTCTCACGGATATCAACGTGTATGAATGTCTTAGCTACGCCCACCCCGGTAAACCCCAACCGCATAGCTTCACGCACAATAATATAACGCTCTGCACCACCAGATACGGATATGTCTGCAGCAATGCCTTGTGCATGAGTACCAGGCTTAGACTTGCGGGCTTCTATGGGATGGCTCGGATCACGATAACCAGATGTAATGTGAAACGAGAAACCACAGGCTTCACGCAACTCATCAAGCTTGTGAATAAACTCTTCGTTCATCTCGTTGTTGCCAGTGCATTGGCAGTCAAACTCTTCTATCTTAAAATACTTAAATGTCATTTCTTTAGACTCGCTAGTTTGCTAACACCCTTAATCCCAAAGCTACTAGAAATAGCTATGAACAATAAATACTGATACCACTCAGGCAGTTGAGCTAAAGCCTGAAAGCCGTCTTCAACCCGAATAACAATCTCTGGATCGCCAACAACTATGGAATAGCCGATCATGAAAATTGGGATAGACAAAACTATAGTCCAAAATTCATCACGCCAGCTATTTTGAGTAGCATCAACAGCTTTAGATTCCCACTCAGCATCGTTCTCAATGACTTTGATCTTTGCCTTATGCTTTGCTTGCTTCTCTTCTGCTTTGTTTTTCATGTAGCCACCTGCTAACTTGGCTACTGGTGCAATTAAATTCATCCACATGGTTATCTTCTCCTGTTACAAGGGCATGGCTAGCGCATCGAGCGCACGCCAAATATCATCATACTCCGTTTTGGCAGTATCCCAATTAGATTTAATCTTGTTAACATCTTCAACAACCAGTTCAGCCTTTGCAACAATGGCTCTCATGGTCTCAATATCTTTCTCTAGCTTAGATACGCTTGTAGTGATTTCTAACAGCCTTTCTTGCTGAGAAGATATAGTTATCAGGTTTGTGCCTAAAGTGGCTAATTTCGCGCTTAATTGGCTTATATCGTTGTCTTTAAGCTGTTGTTCTATCAGTTGGATAGATTCGTGTAAAGGTGTTACGTCAGGAACTTGTACCGCCTCGACTGCTTCCAGTCTTCCATACAGACTACTAGCACCCCAGATAAAGCCGCCAATCGTGGTGGCAATCGAGAACACCACCGCTATATATATGCCTTTTAGCTTAACGCCACCGATTGATAATTCTGTATCTGCTAAACTCATTCGCACTCCATCTCAAAGAAACAATCATAGCCCATGCCTACAGGTGATGTTTTATAGAACTCTGACTCTGTACCCAGTGCAAGAATATCTGCTTCACTGTAGTACAAATCTAACCCAAAGGCATCGCTACCATTTAAGTAAACAGCAGTTAAGTTTCTGGTTGTGTTGTAGCCCATAGCTACCCACTGCTCTCCTGCATCATAGAAGATATTCACGTCATCAGCAGTAGTGTTTTTGTCTTGTATGCTTTGCTGTAGAAAGTCTGCGGCTTCATCGTTATTAGCTACGGCTAAGTAGGCAGATGCTTCGTTAGCTGATGTCTCTATCTGGTCAACACTGGTGTTGTATGTGTCTACATCTTCTTGGTCGATAGTAAGCATATCCTGATTATCAACTATGAACGTCTGTACTTCTTCTTTTTCACTAGGTGTTGTTGCTGTTTCTGCCTTTTCAGCTACTTGCTGTACTGCAATCATTTCAACAACTACCTCGCTAAAAGTAGTTATAGCAGTCTCCATTTCATCTAGGGAATCAATAGCCATATCATTAAGCACATCGCGCACGTTACCATAAGGCTGATAGGTAGCCATGTTAGATAAGGCAGAATTATAGGCTTCTACCTGCTCTGCTGATATGTGTGCTGTACTAGAAAGCGTTCCATCAGATAAACCGCCACCAGTGTGCGCGTAGTCCATAGCCGCGCCTGTCAGCTTAATGCCTGTATCAATCTGATCGACAATAGCAGAACTACTGTTAATCAGGTTATCTAAATCATTGCTTTGTACTGCGGTACTTATCGCTAATAGAAATGCTATCTTCTTCCACATCTTCGCTCACCTTTCCTATCTGGAGAATGCCGTTGTAATATTTCCGATTTTTTTTGTAATCAGGAATATATAATTCTGGGTTCTGCTTTATCAGCATAAGCCCCCGCTTGCCCGCTACTAATCTCCCATTAGATATGAACGGGCATGGTGAACCCGCTAACAACATTGATTTATAAACCTCTTCACTCTGGCAGAGCATAGACACTGCCGCCACTTTTAGACCTAGTGCAGATAGCATCCTTGAATATTTTAACCTTGTGCAGTCTACATCTAGCTCATAGCCACCGCTAGAGAATCCTACTGCCACTGTCTGCACCGAACCTGCCGTGCCTTTCAAGCAAGTGTCAGAGCCATTAGACATAAAGGTTGGACTTATTGCAGAACCTACTGGAATCTCACTAGCCGCCCCAGCTCCATTGTAGGTGTTTTCTGTAGTAGTAGATGTATCTGTTGTTGTGTTGTTGCTGTTTGCTACGCTGTTCTCGCCATGATAATTATTCAGACTGCCTTGCTCGTTTGCTAAAGCAGTTGATCCAAGTATCCATAGGATAGCCATGAGATAGCCATGAGATAGCCGTGGGATACCGATATCCATTACTGTTTAGACTCTAATAGCTCTCTTATGTGGATAATGTTCTCATCCATGCGGGCCAGTCTTACTTCATGGTCGCGCTGTCTAGTGTCTAAGCCCATAACTAAAGAACTAATGTCATCAATGTCTTTAGCGTTTTGCTCTACGCCAACCTCAACTTCAGTAAATGCACCAGTTACTGTTACTGCCTGTACAGCAAGCAATAAAAATAAAGTTATAGGTACGTTTCTGCTTAAATGCCAATCTTCCATTAATAAATCCTTATACTTGATATGTTATAGAGCCAACTAAAACCCCATCATTTACGTCTTGCGTTATATCAGCTTTAGTAACATTTGTATAACCATTACGAATACATACTTTTATACTAGTCGTGTTAATATCAATGCTTAGTTTTTTTTCAGTACTCTCATGTAAGCTAGACCAATCAAATCTTTTGCATAAACCTATTCCATCTACAGCAGAAGTAAATGGCAATCCGCTTATTATAAAAGTATCAGAGTCATTTCCTGTCATGCTTGTTGTATCTATATCAGTAAACTTAAACGATAGATGACATATATTACCAATCTTTACAACTTTTGCGTAGCTAGTGGTAAATGTTATGCCAAGATTAATTTGCGGTGTCCAGGTTGATACAGAGTAATCAGATATGGTGCTATCACCTAGGTTAATTGAAGATGCCGTTATACCGCCAGTTACAGATACATTGCCAGATATTGACGGGTTAGTAAGAGTGCCACCTGATGCTTCAACTTTAATAGTATCGAGCTGTTCTAGTGCTGTCTGTACGCTTGTAGCAGTAATATTACCAGATGGCGTTACAGTAGTAGCCTCTGCTGTATTGCCAAGACTAACTACAATTGGCGTACTACTAATTCCAACAGCAGTTGTATTGCCTGTAATTGATAGCTTAGTAATAGCCATTATCTTGATACCTCTCTGGTTACAGTAACATTACCTTGAATAACACGATTTACTTTATTATCTGTTGATACTATTGCACGAGCAGATCCAGTTAATAATTTATTAATTAAAGTCTGATTTATTAGGCTAGCATCTGATAAAAGCTCTAGCCTATCCGCAAATTCAATTGCAAACGCGCCTCCAATAGAAAATGCATAAGATTGCACTGCTATAGCATCTGTGTGACTCAGCAAATCATCATCACCATTGAAATCAAAAATGTTTATTCTATCAGATGGAATTGTGACAAAACCAACTGAAGCTTGCAGAATAGTCACAAATATATCTGCTAAATCACCGCCAGAATAAAGGACAATAGAATTAGTGTTAGTGTCGAAATAGCCTCGTTTGAATGTAAAGTTTGTTGCTAGTTCTACATCATACACATATGAGCCAGAGGTTAAATTTTTAGTCTGACTATTAGTAAGTGATATTGTATGATTATCACCGTTAGTAGTTACAGTAAAATCAACATAATCATTGCTAGAATGACTTAGGCGCATTTGAGAGCTTATAGTATGGTACGACATATCAATCGGCAAACCACTTTTCTTAAAGTGTAATGCCTGACTAAAATCAGAACCCTGATCAATTGTCATGTCGTGGAAATTAGCCACTATCTAGTTACCTCTGGTGTAACTGACGCTTTACCTTGCAGTATTCTTGTAACTAGAGTTTCGTTAGGTGCAGTTCCTTGAAATATTTCTACATCATATACATAGCTTCCTGCTGTCATTGCAGCAGTTTCAGAGTTAGTCAAAGATATAGTAACTACACCACCAGTTGTTATTGATGCTGTAAAGTTTGTGCTAGTTGCACTTTCTATCTTTGATCTTAATGACGCTCTAGCATCATAATTTGTGCCATCCATGGAAGAGCCGTCTTCTTCTATAGCAATAGAAATCTCAAAGTCTGATCCTTGATCTATCGTTAAGTCGTACTTTCCTGCTGGCATATTATTCTCCGAACTGAATATACAGATTATATCATTATATGGCTTTCGACATTTACATTGTTGATATGATAAATGCCAACAATTCAGTATAGCGAACCGACCTAGTAGTCACTTCAGTAGCACCATCAGGCGCATTTTCTTCAGACTCGTATGTAGTGCGCTCTACAAATTCAGGAATAGTTCTAGTTTGAGTCATATCGTTCTCATCCTGATACTCTTCTTCTTGTGCCGGGATTGTCTCTTCTTTCCACCAATAAGTATCTTGGCAGAACATACCATAACGAGAAGCATCAAGCCCCTCAGCAGTAAAAGCATCTTCTAGCTCTTGAGCAATAATACCAATATGGATGCGAGCATCATCACCTTTCTCTTCAACAGAGCTAATCAATCGATATTTACGGATTAGGCTTTTACAGGCTTGTGCTACTCTTTGCTCTGCATCTGTTAGCTCTTCGATATCTTGTTTAAGACTTCTATCAGAACCAGTGGTAACGCCATTAGTTATGTAAGCATCGTCAAACCGAGCAGAAGCACTTCCAAGGGCAACAGCGTTGTCATAGTTTTGCCCAGTATATTGACATGGAGTTATTGCGTTAAAATTAAAAGCAAGACCTGCTGACCCTGAACCATGTCTTGCATTATGCAAATACATATATCCATTAGCTGAAGCGGCATTACTTCCTATGTAACCTACGCTAGGAGTGTAATACTGATGACCAGCAGAAAGTTTAAGGTAAACGCCATAAGTACCAGTAGAAGAGTTATACAATTGGACACTATTGTTTGTAGTTGAACCTGGTGATGCAATCGTTCTGTTAAAAACATTTTCATTAATTTTAAACTGATTATCGTAATTACCAAATGAGGCTCTTAATGTTCTATTTGTTGTAGTAGTCCCTGCATAAAATCCATGAAAAGCAGCAAAGTTGTAAATTGATCCTTGTGTAGAATTTGTTGTAAGAAACAGATCATCTTGTTCTACATCTAAAGTAGCGTATGTAGAAAACCTTAATTCCCCATTACTAGGTATAGTTATTGTAGTAGGGGCTAAGTTAGTTACAGTTAATCCAGTAGAACTATGCTCTGATATAACTGAGCTACCAATTTTAGTGTATATCCTTGTTTGACCAACAATTTGACCATAACCACCAGAAGCATTGATCTCTAGGTCATCAGTATTAAAAGTAACCTTATTACCGCCAGAAAAATTAATAGTAGATGTAACGTCAGCAGCATTATTAAAATCTGTTCGCATTGTCTCAAAGCCACCAACAGTTGTGCCGTCATGCACATGAACGCTTTTATTGGTAGTGTTGACAGAAAGCTCGCCATCTAATCCAGTAAAGCTGTCGTGGTTAGAGTCTGTGCCTCTTCTTCTCTTTAATGCTGTAGTCATTTTTTACTCCGTTGGTGGCTCTGGATAAATAACAGAGTCACTATTAGTTTCGTTAGCGTATGTGTGTGGCAAATCTCTTAGTTGCTGCCTGTATTCAGACCATTCTGCTTTCTTCTCATCAGTTAATTGACAATCAAAAAGCTGTGTCCAATCTGAATTTGATAACATAATATCTCTATGGCTTCTCAATTCTTCTAGCAATATTATATTTTTGTCTGCAAGACTAATTTCTTCAGTTTCAGGTTTTTCGCAAACTACACCATCTATAATTACTTTAGTTTCCATATCAACCCAACCCTCGTAAAAAGATTCTCCATCTTTTAGCTGCAGGGTAATTAGTTCAGCAGGACATATCATTATTCTATCTATAACACCGCTTTCATTGTAAATTGCATACTGCATTATTTCTTAATCTCCAGTGCTGACATACAAGTATTTCCACGCCCAAAGCAAAAGTTAGTTGCAAGTGATTGATCAGATACCATTAAAGGATGGCATCTATATGTGTAAGTATTTGACCCTACAAGTGGCGTGGAATCAATGAAAGTGTGTGTAACGTGCATACCGTGATTACTTACATTAGTCGATGGTGAACTAGCAAGACTATTGTTAGTCGAATAAAGAGCTCCTCCTAAATAAGAGCCATTACCAGTTTTTGCCCTTATTATCCAGCTATGGACAATTGTTGTGCCTCTAAGCAATTCAAATCTCACATAACTTGCAGCGCGTTGATTTAGCCGTCTTCTGTATGTTCCACCTCCAAGGTTCCAGCATACAGATGTACTCATTGTGAGATATACTGGCTTGCCAGTCGAGCTTAATGTAATACTGCCAATGTCTTCATAATATAGTGCGTTATTTTTATATTGTGCTATATAACTTCCACCATTTAGGCTAACATTTTTTCTGCCCTCATGCCCACCTATTGCAACGCCTCTAGCTGTAGTTGTAACACTACCAACAGGTATTGATACAGCATTGTCGGCAATTTTGATTGTGTCAACTTGAAGATTACCAATTTTTGCGCTAGTAATTGCTGCGTTGCCTATCTTAGCATTAGAAATTGCACCATCAGCTATTTTAGCTCCACTTACCACTAAGTCATTTATTTGCGCGGCTGAAGTAATTACACCTGATGCAGCAATCAATCCACCAGTAATTTGATTAGCGGCAATGTTGTCTGTCTGTATTGTAGCAGAAGCAATGTGATCACTAGTGATAATGTTTGATTCAATAGCATCAGCACTAATTGCACCCGCAGCAAGCGAACCCGCAGTAACAGAGTTGGCGGCAAGCTCCGATGAAGTGATTGCGTTTGCAGCAATATCCGCGGCAGTAATGGTGTTAGCAGCTATTTTGCCAGAGGTAATCGCATTGGCAGATATGGAATCAGCAGTCACTGCATTAGCGGCAATTTCATTAGCTGTAACAGCATCAGCAGCAATTTTTCCTGCAACGACTGCCCCTGCCTCTATCTTATTTGCTGTAACAGCATTACTAGCTATCTTATCTGCTTGTATAGCACCATCGACAATTAGTTCTGCGGTAGCCGCCTCTTCTAATCGCAAGTCTTGACAGTAATAGTGACCGATATATCCATTGCCATCAGCTAGTTGTGCGCTACTACGATAATTTAACAATACTAACGGCTTCATATATACACCGTTTGCGTCAAATTCATAGTTTGTGTCATTCCCAAACTGATAGCTATAATCTATCCAACTAGTGTTGCTTGGTACATGAGCTCCAAGCATATATCTCCACTGTGATCCCCCATTAGGGTTGCTAATATTTACACCATCTTTCGTGTATAAAGCTACACCTAAATAAATACTACCATTTGGGTTGCCAATTCCTTTTTTAATCTTAGCGTGTACTCGGTAAGTTTTGTTATGATCGAATGGTATTAACTCTGCGCTATTTACCCAAGCTCTTTTGCCGTTTTTGTTCCTTATAGCATACTTACCAACCTGAGGGCTAACAAGCTCGTAAAATTCAGAACTGTTGTCATCAGCATAATCAATCCATGATGCAGGATCATTAAATAAAGGATCGTTATTTAGCGCAGAACCTGCCCCGGATAAAACCATCTTGCTCGCAGTAATAGTGTTTGCGTCTATCTTGTCACCAGTTATCGCACCTGCATTAATCTGCTCTGCATTGACAGCACCTGCAGCTATTTCATTTGCCGTGATAGCGTCAGAGGCAATCTGAGAAGAGGTTATAGTATTAGCAGCTATTTCTCCTGCTGTAACAGCCCCTGCACTAATTTTATCTGTAGTGACTGCTCCTGCATTGATTTTGCTAGCAGTGACTGCGCTTGCATTAATTTTATCTGCTGTAACGGCATTTGCTTCTATCTTGTTAGCGGTAACAGCGTCTGTATCAATCTTACCCGCAGTTATAGCACTAGCATTAATTTTATTTGTTGTTATTGCGCTATCAGATATCTTAGTTTCTGTTATTGCAGAAGCAGCTATTATATCTTCAGTGACTGCTTCTAGTGCTAACTTGCTGGTTTCTACTGCTAGGTCTGCTATTTTAACTGCTGATACAGCATCATCCGCAATCTTAGTGCCATCAATAGCCGCGGCAGCAATTACATCACCCTGAATAGCATCTACAGCTATCTTCGCGTTTGAAATAGCTTCATCTTGTATCTGTGGGCCAGACACTTGACCAGATAAATCAGTAGTAGAAACAGAAGCTGTCCATTCTGTTCCGTTATATCTATATAGCTTGTTATCAGTAGTTAAAAATACCTGTCTACCTTGCCATAAATCCTCTGCAGCTGTTGGCAATGTACTAACAACCTTTGGAGGCATTAGGTCTTCAGAGAAGTTAACCTCAGCTACTTCACCAACTAAATCAATTGTCTGTATAGCTCGCGTGAACTCAGGAACACTTGAGTCATATCTGTAAAGCTGACTGTCTGTAGTCAAAAATATCATCGTTGGGCCAGTGTATCCAGTTGGGCTTGGCAAACTGTTTACAATAGATACAGGCTCAATTTCATTAGCAAATGATGCCGCGCTAACTGATGCTTCTTCGATAGTAAAAATATCATCAGTCCATTCAGAACCTGTCCATCGATACAAGGCGACATCAGTGCTGTTAAACTTTATCTGACCTATAAAGTCACCACTTGCAGGAAGTGTAGCTACTGGCTCAATGCCGTAAGCACCTGCTTCAGCAAACAAGTTAGTA